AAGAGCCTTGGCAACATCGGCATCATTGCCGTCGGCGGCAGAGAATGTCAAGTGGTAGTTGGTAATGTGCGCAACCTTGCGACCAAGAATCTTAGTGTAGTCGTAGAACTGGACTTCAGGGAAGGCGGCGAACACGTTACGGAACAATTGTCCGTTGCGCACAACCTCAAACTTTTCAAATGCAAGGTCCGAAGTGCCGTTCAGACGGAACACAGGAATCAGGTTCACTTTAGCGGATTGCTTGATAGCCAATTCGATATCGGCAACCAGGAGGCGCATAAACTCCACACGGTTTTCGAAAAACATGCGGGTCTTACGCTTACGGGCTTCTTGGATCACGTTAGTGGTTTCACCACGCTTGAACATGCCACCACGACCGGCGGTGTTCAGGCAAGCGGCAGTACAACCAGCGGTCCGCTTGGGACAGGTTTCGTAGCCGCTCACGTTAGCAGGCGCAAGGTGCAGAATGTAAGTATTGTAGCCTTGAGCCATGCCCTTCAGAATCTTGGGATTGCCGGTCGAAAGTAATTTCATAATCAGTCCTTTTCTCACTCAACAGATTCTATTATACACCGATCCAGGCAATTGTCAAGCACTATTTTGAGTGTTGTTTTTACGCAACACTCTGTTGTTTTTACGCAACAAATCAGTCTCCGCTATCGATTTGATAACGATCCCCGCAATGAATACAAGTGTATTCAGTTAGACACCGGCCGACAGTCTGGCTTTTATACGAATGCCAGCACGGCTTTCCTTCAGCATTCATCCGAACGGTTCCCGTAGGCTTTCCGTACATGTACTGCCCGCCACAATTTTGGCAGGGTAAGGTATCAGTTTCAGCATCATAGCCAGCCATGACCGATTTATAGGGAGAGTCATACGCTTCCCTACGACCGGAGCCATTACATATCGGACAAGTACCACGTTCACTCATTACAATTTTCTCTCAAACAATACTAGAATTCAAAGGCATTTCCTGGACCAGTTCACCCATTTCTTCAATGAACACCTTGTACTCATCGCCAACCTTGGTTCCCTCATATTGAGTCAAGCGGTTGCCGATAAACTCTAGAGAGTCCAGCATACCAGGCCATCCCCATGCATAATTGATTGTCTCAATCTCACGCATGAGGAAAGGATATTTTTCTTTCAACGAATTAATCATACACCCTCCGCAACTAGGTCAGAATATTCAATTGTCTTTTCGGGGTAGGTGATGCCACCCTCATATTCCAATTGGCTACGCTCAAAGTCACTCAGGTAGTCATCGTTTTCGATGGACCAACCTAGGATGTACTCCTCGGAATAGTCATTGGAATATGCAATGTTAGCAACCGCTATCACTTCTTCGAAGTCAATATTTAGCGGCACATTGAGGATTTTGTACTCCGACCCACCCTTAAACTTCCAGTACGGATCGGTGTCCGTGCCATAGTTTTCACGATATTGGGTAGAGACAACAAGCATAGCCATTTCAGTATCCTCTTTTAGACCAGTTCGCAAACGTCCTTGAACAACTTGTCATAGGCAAATTGTGTGGGGAATCCGTACTCAGTAGCAAAGTCACATGACGAAGAGCCGTAGACGGCATCGGCGAAACCGCCAGCATCAATCACAGCCTGCGCAAGAACCAAGCGGTCGGCAGACTTCACAACCAAGTTACCAAGACCAGCATAGAATTCAATGCAACCATCACTTACTGCAACATAGTCAACTTTAGCCATTTTCGAAACTCCTTGTTTTCTCACTCAACAGATTCTATTGTACACGATTTCCGAAGATTGTCAACAACTATTTTAAGTGTTGTTTTTATGCAACAGGCGCAAACATCCGGCGACCGTCAATCATGAACCGTTCATAGGCTTCCATGACCTTTGCGGAGTAGACCATTCTGCCGTCCTTCTGGATGTCCTGCAACAATTCTAGGAAACCCAAGCCAAGGAATTGTCTCTCTTTTTCTAAGATGCCGATAGCAGTCTCAATTTTCATCATAATATTTCCTTAAACCAAATCAACTTGAACGTCAACCGAGACTTGCTCACCTTGACCGTTGTACACTCGCATCCGAGTACCGAACCCGGTGGGGCGCTTGCCCTCAGGAAGATACTGGTCGCAACCAAGCGAAACCAAAGCGGTAGTCACCGCAACCCGCTGGTCATGGAACGCCATATCAAACGCACCCTTGACCGTGGTGTAGAAACCAACGCCATTGCAAATGACACGGATTTTCTGATTGTTGTCAAGACCGCTAATGTAACGCTTTGTACGCATTCTAATCTCCTAAATCAACCGAGGGTGGTAACAGAACCGCTCACAGCGGCGCCAAACAGCACCATCGCCAAGAACAGAACCAGAACAATCGTCAGAAAAGTCAGCATCACAATCTCCGTATCACTATCAACTCACTACAGTACCTATTCTACACGTTCCTCCACAATTGTCAAGCACCCAAAAAAAGAGGGGAAAATGTCGCTTTTTTGCAACACTTTTCCCCTTGAAAAACAACAACTTACGGGGTACTGTAAGTTGTTGTATAAAAACAACAATAAATTCTTTCTATTGAAGCATGAATTTCGATAGTATTTTCTTTGCCTCAGTACAATCGGTTGAGATATTGACAGGACGCTCCAGAAGTTCCAGACTAGCCGCTTGAAGGAGTTCGAATGCATAGAGGATATCATCCTCTTCCATCTTACTGTACCAGTCTTGCAGGACTTCAGGTGACGCATTCAAAAGAAACTCAAGATTAGAACGATCATGATCATTCATCCTCTTCGTCCTCCAAGTCTTCTTCCATTGCTTCTAGATTGTCACGCAAGTTCCAGTTCTCAACCAAGTGTTCTGGAATATCGTCCAAGTCTTCTAGACTAGAAAATTCATAGGTGTCATCACAACCATCAACGAATTCACCAACAAAGCCCATGCCTTCTTCGCAATATTCTGCTTTAACGTCAAAGCCTTCATCATTCATCTTTCGATAAAGTTCGATTGGCGGACCCCACGGCGAATCGAACCAGAATGAGATTGTATTGCCTTCACGGGTCCAGTCCTGCGCATCACAGTTCCACTTGCAACCCCAATTGGAAATGTTCCACTCATACCAACCTTCACTCTTCAGTTCAGGCGGTGTTGGCGCAAAGAAGTCAAACCAGTCCTTGCCTGATTTTTCTTCTAGAAACGCTTCAAACTTATCAATGTCTTCTTTATCACCGCTGACGTTAAATGAATTATTGCACCAATTAGGCATACTGATTCTCCTTTTCATTACGATGTGTTTCACAGAGGGTTGTGATCCATCCGTGACTGTTAGACGTTCCTGGCGAACCGCACACTTCACAGGTTCGATAAGACATAGATTCTGCCATGCTAATCATTCCATACACTACATCATCCGCATAGTCAACATAGAAACGCAAGCCACCAAACTTTTCTTTCACTTGCGAGACAACGACTTGCCTCACAGTATCGGGCACTTTGCGAAATTGTTTTCGTTCAATATCAGTCTTAATGGCTTCATCAAGATTGGGTGAAGACATGTACGAATACCAACGGCGCATGGAAGTGTCATCGCCAGCAATGGCTCTCTTCAGCGCACGATTGTAGACAAGAGCCCTTGCTCTATCTTTACGCTTATGATTAATATGGTGTTGAATGTTAGAACAGAGTACATCGATGATATTGTACCAACCATCGCCGCAGTCAAAGCCCCAACACATGCAAGTCACTGTCATTGGCGCATGACGATCCCGAAACAATTTCGGATACTTTGCGCACAATGCTTCATCAAGTTCTTTTTTCATTTTAACCCAAATCAAATCTCACATTTTTTACAGAATCAATTCGAAACGAACGCCAATCGCTCTTGTCCAAATCATACACGGAAATGACTTCATCGTTTTTCTTGCGAGGTGTTTCACTCTCAGTCTTACGCTCATACTCAGGAACGTCCTTGAGTGTGCAACGCATTTCACGCAACGTGCCGTCTTTCTTTTCGAAAGTAATCGTCACTTCACCGTATGCAAGGTGACCCTTCAGCCACTTCACAAAACGATTCTTATCTCTACTAGGCCAGTCACCGATACTCATACGCTTTCTCCATAATAATTTAGAACAATCTTCAATGCGGGAATCAACTTGAATTCAGAATTGTATGCGTCTTCTGGATGCATGTACGATCCGTTTCGATGATCGTCAAGTTCCTTTTGAAGATACTGCAAGTGATCCTTTAGACACAGCACGGTAATCTTGTCTGCGGTTTCGTAGTCAAGTTCCAACTTCGGCGTTTTCTTGCTCATTCACATACCCTTTGCCAAGTGTCAATACGATTTCGATGGCATCTAGCATCGCATCATCATACCCAATAGCATAATTATAATCTAAATCTTCTGTCTCTGCAAGTTCTTTTCGGCAAATCTCAAGGTGTTTCTTCAGCCGCTTCTGGATGAGTTTGATAAGATTTACCAATTCTTCATCGTACTCACACGACCAATCGATGTGATCTTTGCCAGGACCCCAATCGCAATCATCCCACAAAATGAAACCTGCCTTTTTGGCGAGTCTTCGAATGCTTGGTTCTAGAAGTTTTCGTTCCATTAAATCACCTTGTGTATTCTTAGAAGTTTGACTTGTTCATCTGGCGCAACGTACATCCTTGCATGAATGATCTTTCTTAGTGTAGCATAATCATCTTGGATTGTAAACTCAACCATCTTGTTCTTCACAACTTCTGCCACGATGAGGCGAACCAGTTGATCCTTGATCATATCTTTTGGCACATTTGAAAATTGATCTTCATCCATGTTCAACGTGGCAACCAATACTTTACCTCCAATTGGAAGGTCGATTGTTTTTACCATGTCTTCTAGGATCATTTCTCAACCCACTCTCGGTATTCTCTCTTCGGTGTGTATGGGAAAGTCACCGGCACTTTGCTTTCACGACTAGTGAAATGCGACTTGTATTTTTCTCCAGTCTTCTCATCGGTGTGCCAATCGTACCAAACAATGCCATCGCTATCGTATGCGCCTTCGTCATCTTTGAATACATGACCGCATCGTTTGTTTTGATAGAGAATGCCGTTGTTGCGGCCGCCATATTCGCTTACGTCAGTCCATTCCCAGTCTTCGCCAGTCAGAGGTGCGACAGGTTCAAATGATGCTAGTTGTTTGAACAGATTGATTGCATACGGAGCAGAAGAACCAGAGTGTCCTTCGCCGTCAAAGACTTCAAGCAACTTCAACACATGCGTACAAATTGCCTCTTGCATTTCATCATTGAATTTGCCGTTTTCATCGGTCCAACCAGCGGCTCTGAATTCCATCATTGCGTGTCGTTCATAATTACTCATTCTTCATCCTTGTAATCGTAATAACGCTTGTGAACAGTTCTCAGGCAATGCATCACATCTTCAGCAGTCATCGCCCTATCGTGCAACTGATCTTCCATTGGAAGAATGTCCCACTTGTCTTCTATAACATCGTACCATGCGTAGAGACAAACTTCCTCTTGAGTTCGATGAATCAGCGCCCAAGGTGTAGTCTCATGTTCTGGAAAGTGAAAATCTTCTTTCCACGAATCTTTGTGGACAAAGATAGCATAGGACTCCATGTCCTTGTTGCCACCTTCAATGTAGCCATCTTCATCATCTTGATCGCCGTAGCCATCAAAGATAATTTTGATTTCTGGCACATCGGAAATGTCTTCACCAATCTCCAGATAGTCAACATCACGCCACATCGCTTCTAGCAGAGTAGTGACGTATTCTTCAAATTCATCCCAATCGTATTCCATTATGAAAACTCCCTAGAAGTAAAAGAATAACCATCTTCATCATCCCAATCATAGTCTGGATTGAACCACGCTTGTTGTCGTGGATGCATATCGCCTTTTTTACCTTGTTCATTGTGTGTTAGATTTTTGTGTCCATCTTCACGCACATAACCTGGCGCTTTATATGTTTCAATCATTTGAACAAATGCATCGTAGCCTTGACGTTCTCCGTATTCGTCCATGATGATTCGATTCTTCAAAAATTCTTTCCACGCTTTCCAAGACGTTATACGTTCAGCGGGATAACCTTGAAATGTGAATGCCCAACCGTATGACGATTTACCGATGTGGTACTCTTCATCATAGCGATTGCAACATTCGCACAGATTTTTTGCAACGTAGTAGTTTGTTCCCATAGTATATCACTTTATAACTTTAACGTCAATGCAAGTCCATCCTTGCATCGTTTTGACTAGAACGCCATTCTTACCTTCACATTCCAAATTCATATTGTGAGACTGCCAAATCGCATATCCAAGTACAGTTAAACCTACAGCCATTATCAACAAAAAGACTCTTAAAGTTGTCATCACTTAACTCCAAAATGTTTTGCGATTCTTCCTGCCGCAACATCAGCGCCGTATGTCATGTCATCATTTGCGCCACGCAAAGTTCCTACACCATGCGCTTGGTCAATGCATTCATGCACAATCAATTCGACAAGTTTCTCTAATTCATGATCATAAAATTGCCACACAGGCGGAACGTATTTCTTTGTTCCTGCGGCTTGTTCAGCCAGTTGTCGAATTCGTTCGTTCATTCTTCAACTCCGAAATGTTCTTTGATGTTCTTTACATATTCATCATTCGGAAACTGAGATGGTGTCCATTTTACAACTTCAATACATTCCCGAACAATCAACTCAGCAAACTTTTGCCTATCAAATTCCCAATGTGGTGATTTGGCGCCGAACAACGGTTCATTAATATGGGTCCAGCATTGTTCTGCCAACTGTTCGATTCGTTCGTTCACTCTTTCACCTTACATTCATAGACGGTTGAGCCAACATAAAAATTGCCTTGATATGTGCATTCTCTAGAAACTTCATGGTGTGCGAATGACCAACCAAGAAATATTCCAAGTAGAAAAAACAAGGCTTTCATATCAATAACTCACGCAAATCCAAAGTTTGTAACAATGAAACGTGACATGGTTACCATCATAGTAAGTGTAATTGACGTTCAGCATGGGTTTGCCTTTGTACATTTCCCAGCCACAGTCCCAATCACCATAGCGAATAGCCCAATAAAAATGTCTGAAAAAATTCATTGCGTCATCTTATAAAGTTTGTCAGGTTCGACTTCTACGATAGTTGCATCTTGAAATTGAACAATGTTCGCATAGCCAGCAGGCTCACGACTCATGTAACACTCCGGATACTCTCTCACATACGGAACAAAGCATCCGACAAGATTACGGTACCAATACAGACTGTTTGAGCATTGGTTGATAAGTAGTGCCTTCATTGAGATATCCTTTCAGGAGTTCAACCGTGACGGACGCATCCCGATGAAGGATACCGATGCCACCAGCCTTGTTGAATGCTTCGATAACATCTTCGGTATCGTCAACAAGAATGGAATCGGGTGTTGCATAGTTGCGTTTCAGTATACGACCAGGAACAAAGTTCCGAGTGTACGACACGCCAAGTTTCATCAGCCATTCATTCTTTTGAATGGACACTTCGTTGTGGAAAGTTTTGCCGCCGCTTGAAGAAAGAATCTCCACGTTCACCATGTGGTCAACGCTACGGACAAATTCAAGCAGGTGTTCAGCACCAGGAAATAAATCTAGTGTAGCAAAGTTTCCGTCACGAATAAACTGTTCCCAGTTCGGACTGAAATGCTTTCGGTTGCGTGACGAACCGGGCGACTCATTAAAGAGTTCATGCCAACGCTTGTCAAAATTTGCAACAACACCGTCAAGATCAAGATATAAAGTTTTGATGTTCATACAGTTAGCACAATGAGTGCCATAGTTAGGTAAGCAATGCCTTCAAGCATCACAAAGTTATTGTACATAAAAAATTTCACTTTGTCAATCATATCAGTCCTTCATCATGGCATACATTTCATTTATAACCACATTTACTATTTCGACAGGCGCACCAGTCTTAGAAATGACGAAAGCGACCACATCGTTTCCGGTGAGGCCGCTTCCCCATGCTTCAAGAATAGCGGCCCTAATTAGTTCCGCTAGAGCCATAGTATTATCCTAAACCTTTTACATATTGTTCAGCAAACGACTTGTCTTCGAAAGCCGCAATGTTCGGCTCAATCTCATCCAAGGCGTCAAAGACTGCGGTATCATTCATGACTTTTGAAGAGCCTTTCATGGCGACTTCAATCAGGTCATCCTCAGTCATCACAGGTGCAGAGGCCTTCGCCTTTGCAGTCTTGGTTGCCTTAGCCGGCTTAGTAGCGGCCGCAACCTTAGTAGCCGCAACAGGCTTAGCGGCTTTGACCTTCGGTGTCGGAACCGTGCCAGAGCCAACAAGTTCATAACTCACAACGGTGCGACCGTCACGGTTAGACTTCACGGCATAGCCAGTGTGCTTTTTGATTTCCCACAGATAAGTGGACAGACGGGTGGCAACGATGCCATCGATAGCCTTGACGGCTGAAACGGTCACGGGACCATTGGCGTTCTTCAGGACCTCAAGGACCTTCAGATATTGCAGAGACTTACTCATAATCAATTTCCTCTCAAAGTTAAGTTAAATTACCAAGTCAACGTACACATTCTATCACAGGTAACTGTCCATGTCAAGTTTAACCATCTTGATTTGCCCCTTAACTTTTTTGGGGTATTCGGTCGGCATGGTTAACGTGCCATCTTCACTTACTTGCAACAGTTTGCCAACCATGATCCATTCATCAATTGGCATGGCAACGGTGTCTTCGGAAGCGGTAACTTCGTTCAAATACTCCATTGCTTCAATCATTGTAACAAACTCCTTAGAGTTTGTCAAGTTCTTTGTATTGGGTTTTGCCAGATACATCATCACATTTTCTCCTTAATACTTTTCACACCAGCAAACATCATCATGAAACCTAGAATGGTAAACGCTAACAGCATACCAATCGTACTAGCCGAAGGATCAGGCGGAAGGTTCTCAATACCACCAACGACACCAGCGACAATCAACAAACCAACCATAAACGGAACCATAGTCATCCTTTCAAAGTTCCCAGTACCAGGGACCATCACAATCATCAAAGTCAGGACCGAAAAATCGGGGATCGGCAAGCATCATTTCCATGTCAAGTTCATCGGCATATTCAGCCATACGAACCGAAACAGTAGCATCGGCAATCTCACGCAGTTCGGCATTGATAGCATCAATCTCCATAACTTCTAGTATACTAGAATCGGAGGGAAAGTCAAGGGAAAGTTGTGTCATGTTGTTTTCTTGCAACAGTTTCAAAAGGTGTTTAGACTCGGTTCAAACGTGGCAATCAGTTCACGCTCACGCTGGTGCGCAGGCTTGCGTCCACGGATCACTTCCAGAACCTCATAGGTCCACGTGCAGTCCATCAATTCACGCAAGGCACGGCAGAAGTTCCAATCCTTGTTTTCGCACTTGGCACGGCTAACATGCTTTTGCCAGCGAACCTTGACGGAACGGAGATACGCTTGACCTTGCGCAACTGTAATACCAATGTACTCATCACCGGTGTCTACGCAAGTCACCCTATAGACTACATGGTTTCGGTCACAACGGCGTTTTTTCATCATGTAAACAGTATACCATAATGGGAACGCTTGTCAAGTTGTATTTTTACAACATGTTGCGCAAAAACAACACTTTTTAGGGCGGTTTTGGGCGGTTTTTGTGGGGGGGTTGGGGTCAGAGTTCATCCTAGGGCGGAAAGCCGCCCAAAAGCCGCTCTAGGGCTGGACAAAGGTCTTGACCATGAACCGTTTTGTCTCATATAGGCTAGGGCACTTCGCTTTGATCTTCCTGCCTTTCATATTGTAAAATACCTCAATTCGGCGTGGAGAATGCACCATGATAGCGCCAAAGCACTCCTTGTCCCTGGCGAACGGTACCATATACGCATCCCTGTCCTCGGCAGTCTTAACTTTGCGGTAAGCCTTGACGCCTTTGATTCTGTCAAGGTTGCCAAAGTAAAGGGTGTCCATGAGTTCGTGAACCATGGACTGCCTAGGACCCATACCTTCATGAAACAACATAGTCTTCCTTTCTAGGATGTTTCTCTCTTTTGTAGCGTTTGTCGGCTACTACCCTCATCCTGTACTTAGGGCTTCTGAGTTCCCTAGCAACAGGATTTCGGGGTTTTCTTCTTTTATTTTGTAAGTTCATAAGGCTTATTCCACTTTCCGATGTTTACGTCAACATAGTAAGCGGTATGGAAGTAATCGATTTGTGCATCCGACTCATCGAACCAATCGGCACCCTTGAGAGCCGCAAAGGCTTCAGCCAGGAAGGACTTTGCCTTGCCGGTGAAGTGGTCTTGGAACCAGTAGGGGTTTACGTCAATCGCTTGGTTCTTCCGAATGTAGGCGACTTGATCTTCCGAAAAATGCTTCGCATACGGCTTTTCCGCATCCGTCTTGATGTAGTTCTCAATGAAGTCAATTTTGCCAGACTTGACGTTCAGCACAATCGTGGAATGGTTACGCACAGCAAGGGTGCCCTTGACGCCGTACTTAGCCAGGATCGGCTTGAGCATAGTGGCAATTTTCGCTTTCTTTTCTTGAGACATATAAGCCATGGAAGTTCTCCGTTGAATCAATCGATAGGTGCTATTCTACACGAATCCGATGGAATGTCAAGACTGTGGGGAAAATACAACACTTTCCGGTTCCATAGTCTCTCGGACCCACATTTCAGATAGTGAAACCAGCCAAGTCAGGTTCTGGCTAGGGGTTGACGTTCCAGCATCAATCGCTTCAATAGCGTTGGCGAGGGATTCGGCGTAAGTGTTCATAATTTCCATAGTAGTTTCTTGCATTTCATTCATCTCCATTTGCACACCATTCACGAAACCGATCCCAAGGACCAGTAAACAAAACTTCATCGTTATAGCCTTTGACCATGACCTTATCGTTATAAACGTGATATTCATAGTCTTGACCACAATCGGTTGCAGTCACGGGATGAATGTAGAATCCACCCACGCTTTTCTTAAAGTTGGCAATCATTTGAGCCGCTAGGCATCCCATGCCGTTGAATTCTGCGGCATTAGAATCTGAGTACCCATTGACAAGTTTTCCTGAAAGCAGGAAGTCAGCGAGTTCAACGCCATGCCCTGACGGATAGCCGTCAAACTGGCGATACATGTTCATCACGGCTTCGCCGTCATCATACACAAAAGTTAAAGACCGAGTTCCCATTACATTCTCCTAATTACATTGACCAATAGCGTTCGCTTGAAGGATCGCAACAATACGGCGTATCGGATGCGATTTCTATATCCTTACCTGTCATCAGGTTTTTGACAATTTTCGTAGCAGGCTGAACGTCAAAGCGCCAGCCGTTTTTCTTCGGATACAACAGTTGAGCCAAGCCGTTTAGTTCACGCTCAACCGCATCACGATCCATACCCGAAAACGGATACTTTGCAACAAACCGCTCACCAGCCTTGCAACGCTTGTCCGTTTTGTAAACTGTCACTAGCCAATCTTTCATACCAGTTCTCCTATCAACTTGACTCTATTATGCGCCAGATTTCCGTGCCTGTCAAGCACTTTTTTGTTGTATTTTCGCTACAGTTGCATAAAAACAACACTTTTTGATCAAGGATATCCCTAAATACAGAGGGTGAAGACCTTTTTGTGATGAAATAATAACTACAACAAAGAGGTAATACTACCATGACACTTAAAAAGACCGCTCTTGCGGCTCTTTTTGCAATGCTTTTCGGTGCGGCGATAGCCCAAGAAACGACTACAACAGTCAACACAAACAACAATTCGACAAGCACTAGTACCGTAAATTCGAACAATACGAACACTAGCACAAGTACAAGCACCAGTACTTCGGCAGTCAATAGCACTTCAACGAACACAAACAACAATGTGTCCACATCTACGTCTACGAATACGAACGTGAATCGTAACGAAAACGTAAACAGCGGCACACAGACAATCAATAACAATAACGTGAACAGCGGTACCATGACGTACAACAATAACAACGTCAACACTGGTACAATGACTTATAACAATAACAACGTAAGCACCTCAACGAACAATAACAACAACGTCAACACCAGCACTTCTACTTCTAATAACGTCAACACGAACAACAACGTGAACACTGGCGATATGACAAATAGAAACATCAATACCAGTACTTCTACATCAAACAATACAAACACAAACAACAACATCAACACCGGTGACATGACAAATCGCAATATCAATACGACTACTGCGACAACAAACAATACCAATAACAATATCAACAGCGGCGATATGACTAATCGAAACATCAACACTTCGACTAGTACTGCTACAAATAATAACAATAACGTCAACTCATCAACCAGCGACAATGTGAATCATAACATTCAATCTGGTGACATGACAAACCGTAACATTAACCAAACTGAAATCACTCAGCGTGTGATTCAGCCACCACCAACAGCCATTGCACCGTCAATGATGAGTGGTGGTAACAACGATTTGTGTACCACTGGCACTAGCGGTGGCGTACAGACACAAATCTTTGGCGTATCTTCTGGCGGAACAGTCCGTGACTTGAATTGCGAAAGATTGAAACTATCTAAGACACTTTATGATATGGGTATGAAAGTAGCCGCAGTTGCTACGATGTGCCAAGACAGAAGAGTGTTTGACGCAATGTTAGCCGCAGGAACACCATGCCCATATGAAGGCAAGATTGGTGAACAGGCTAAGGCAGCATGGGAAGCAAATCCAGAAAAAGTTCCTCAACTAGAAGAGCCAAAATCAGATGACACATATAAGAAAATCGGTATCGGCAGTTTGCTTGGCATTTTTATGGGCAAACTTACCGGCGCTTTCTAACGCACAGCAAGTCGATACTGAAACAGGTAACGTAGTCTATACGACAGTCAATCCTGCGCCAGCAACGGCGCAGGGTGCCTACACTTGGGGCGGGTTTAGTGTTACACAATCTAATGGTGGAGGCTTGTCAGGCGGTAACACACCTGCTTATAATCCATCAACCGGCACATTCATGTTTGGTTACACTCAAGGAACGATTAGTTATGGTATTGCAGTCAATGCCGCATTGCAAGCCGCTGGTACAGGCATTCAAGTCAATGGCTTCAGATACTCTTGGAACTACTTCAATCAAGACTTTAGTAGAGGGACACTCACAGGCAATATCAGTCTAACGAATTCCTCTGGCGCAGTTGTTGAAAGTTACAATTACAATCTACCAAAGACAACAAGTGGTTGGACTACAATGAGTGGTATACAGAATTTTAACACTCAATATGCCCCACCAAGTCTAGGTGGACTGGGTGTAAGTTTCTCAGGTAAAGATGATCGCTTTTGGGCTGGCTATTATGGTCCACAAATCAAAGACATTGACGTAAGATTGTTGTATAGCGTAAATTCTCAACCACCTACAGATAGTAATCCTGCATGTACTTCGTACTCAACGGACCCAAAGTGTGTGACTCAGAGTTATACATCGCCAACAACGATTGCGACAAATTCTGCTACGCCAACAACAACCACATCAAGCGCATCAAGCGAAAGTTTGATTAGTCCAGTATCGTTGACGCCAGTTACATCAAGTGTACCAAATGTTATAGAATCTACACCAACACATGTTGTCCCACATACAACAACCGTTGTAGCATCTACAACACCAACATCATCTACGCCTGCAAGCACACCGCCTGCGTCTGCACCAGCAAAGGCTGGTGAAGTTTCAGATAGTGCAAAATCTGCACAATCTTCTTCAACTAGCACATCGTCTGGAGGCGGCGTATCTCTCTCTACTATTCTAAACATTGTAGCAAGTGAACAATCTAGAATCGGTAACGTAGAACGTAGCGTAGTGCAACAAGCAGTAGAACAAGCAACGAAAGAAGCAGAGAAGACACAGAAAGATGCCGAGAAGATTGCTGGAGATTCTCAGCAACACAGCATTACGGCTAGTATGCAATCGACAGCAACACAGACACACGCAACAGCGATTAGCAGTCAACCAACGACATTTACTAGCATGAATGCAGGTGCACCTCAGAATCAATCAATGGGCAACATTCATGCCGCAGGACCTTTGCCTGGTTCGCAAGGACAGTCTGTAAGTTTTTTCTCATCTGGAACGGAAAGTGGGATTGGTATTTCCGCTTTTCGCCAAGATCAAAATAACTCACAGGGAAGATTTACAGCACCTGTAATTGTGGCGGCAGTCCCACAAGTGTCATATTCTTTAGTGCCACAAAATAGAAGTCAGCAATTGATTGAAGTCGATTTGCCTAGAGGCGAACTAACACGCTTTGGTGCAAGACCAATGATTGAAGAGATTGGTAGAAGTATGCCAAGCCTTCCTCAGTCATCGTCACAGTCTAATCAATCTGACACAGTTAAAAGAAATGTGCCCAATAACGAACTTGCTGGCGCAATTGATATTGCATCGATTGCTACACAGCCAAGAGGTTATGCGCAGTACAATGTAGGTATGCCTGATTCTGCGTTTTACGAACCAAAAGAGATTTATAAGAATCAGCGCACAGTTGATAATGCTAGAGTATTGAGAGGTCTAATGAGTGGTAGTGACAGACTACATCAAGAAATGGTCAATCAACAATACAAATAAGAGGAAAAAATGGGAGAAGAAATCAAAGACGTTAACAAGCAGGTAGACAAACTAGAAGCAGCCGCTAAGAAGTATGCAAGTAAAGATACCGTTATCAGCATTGGCGGATACGAATTCACACCTGCAAAACTTATGGTTGCCGCTACAATCGTTTCATCTACACTTGGTGGTCTATACGGAACCTTTGAAGTCTATAAAGACTACATGGGTATGAAGAAGAAGATTGCCGAGTACGTTTCACCAGACTTGTCTGAATTCGATAAGCGTCTTGCTGTCATCGAAGAAAATAGTTCCAAAACTTCAGACTATACAAGAGACATTAAGAACGATCTAAAGAATGACATTCGCAGAAATGAATCTGTGACTGAACAAGTAGAACGTAGTGTCAAGCAAGCGCAACGTGAAACCGAAACCGAAATGCGTGAAATGCGCAAAGCGGTTCGTGAAGACTTAGAAAAGGCAAGATTAGAAGCCAACCAGATTCGTAAGGATATGGAACAGACACGCAAAGAAATCAATAGCGAATTCACATCTGCCCGTAGAGAAATCAACAGAGAAGTTGAAACTCTAAAGAAAGAAGTTGATAGCAAAATACAAAAAGCAATTGACAATCCGTTGGCAAACAAATAATGAACTATGCATATGATGAGTTAGTGCGTTACTGGATTTACCTATGGTTCTTACCCATATACAATCATAGGTGCGTCCAGTAACGCTAGTCTATGTAAGAAGTAATAGAAAGAGGATATGATTGATCCAGTAACCGCACTTGCCGGCATACAGTCCGCAGTTGCACTAATCAAGAAGGTATCAAAAACTGTAGATGATGTAGCATCATTGGGACCTGTTCTAGGTAAGTACTTTGACGCTAAGAACACAGCCACTAAAGCCGCAGTAGAGGCTAAGAATAGTGGTAAGAAATCTTCGATGGCGGTTGCTATCGAAATCGAAATGACTCTCCATCAGACTGAACAGTTTGAGAGAGAACTGCAACTGCTATTCATGCAATCAGGTAAGATTGATGTGTGGCAGAAAATTAAAGCAAGAGCGCAGGCTATGGATGTTGAAGCGGCGCACGAAGCCAGAAGACAAAGAGAAGCAAGCGCAAAAAGAAAAAGACAGCAAGCAGAGTTTATTGAATGGTCTCTAGCCGCTGTCTTTATTGTAATGGTGGTGTTTGCTATGGGTTGGGGTCTAGTAGAGTTTATCGATTATTGCAGAGTGAATCGTTGCTCTGCATAATGGTACCCAGGATGGGATTCGAACCCATACTTGAGGGATTTTAAGTCCCTTGCCTCTACCTATTGCGCTACCTGGGCACTGGTACCTCGGAAGAGAATCGAACTCTTATCAGCCGCTTATCTGGCGCTACGGGGTATAAATCCGCTGTTTTACCATTAAACTACCGAGGCTTACTTAGTCTGTTCGGCTAAGATTTTATATCCTTTACCTGTCGGATGTATACCGTCTGCACTCATGTTATCTTTAGGTCTAGGCAGAACTACATCACCATACTCTTTTGCAATCTGCATCATTGCTTCATGCGGAACTGGTTTGCGATCTTTACCTGGATCAATCCAAAAGACACGCTTGCCTTTAATCGCAGAACGCATCTTTCGCAATTCACTTTCTGTCTTTACGCCTTTGTGATCATTTGCGCCTAGACTGATAATGATTGTCTCATAGGGCTTTGTGATTGAGTGTGCGAGATAGTCTTTGTTCCATTGCCAAGAATTCCAACCACCTCTGCTATAACTAACACACTCTGGACGATACATTGCTACACCTACTGCAATGCTATCACCCATGACAAGGCAATCAATCATAGCACTTCGTATTCGTCTTTGCCTACGCCACACTCAGGGCATACAAAATCTTCAGGCAAGTCTTCCCATTTACCTTCAGTCTCATCATCGTGAACGTGCCCGCATACTACACAAACATGATCTGGTCTCATAGTGTCTCCAATACTTTCTTGTACGCATTAGCGTGACGTTCTTCAACTTTCTTCAAAGCATGGAATCGCTTCTCTGCTTTTTCTAGAACTTCTTTGAATTGTTCAGCATGAAGTCTAGATTCACGACTTTGTTCTTGCGCTTCTTTAGCGGCATGAATGTCACCTTCTGAAATAGCAATAGCCTCAAACTGAGGATACATTTCGGTGAACTCATATGTCTCACCTGCAATTGCTTTCTCTAGGCACTCTTTAGTTGATGGCTTACCAATCAACAATTCAAGGTGTCCCCATGCGTGTTTAATTTCTTGATCTGCGGTATGTTCAAAATGCTTTGCCACATCTTCGTATCCTTCTTCCCTTGCAATCTTTGCAAAGTAGCGATACTTGATGTGCGCCATTGATTCACCAGCCAATGCTTTCTCTAAATTTGCGATTGTTGCGCTCATTATGACTCCAAGTTAGTAATAAAAAATAAGGGGCACAACTGAGTATCTCCCGACAAGTCTGCTGTCGTTTAAGACCGAGCCAAGCGGCTGATCCCCCATCCTATGTATCTTATCTTAATTTTGCTAAACGGAAAAATCTAAACACGTTCAGCCACATCCATCCAACGTCAATTTCAAACCAGCGTTGACTTAACTTACTACTTGCTGGTGCGCCATGATGATTGTTATGTAATTCTTCACCGCCGATTATGAATCCAAGCGGAATAATATTTGTAGACTTATCTTTTGTGTTGTTGTTTCTGTAGCCAAACCAATGACCTAGACCATTCACAACACCGGCTGCCCAAAATGGAATCCATCCCATCTGAATCAACCATATAACGATACCCCATCCGTTGAACACTATCACATTGAATATGAGCAACAGCGTGAAACCTAGTTTGGTATAGCGACTATACAGATTGCGTTCAATCCAATCATCTGGAGTTCCTACGCCATACGCATTGATCATTTCTTTATCTTTTGTTGCATCTGAGTAGAGTAGCACTCCACCAAACAAAACTTTTTTCAATCCATAGACATGTGGTGAATGAGGATCACCTGGCTTCTCGCACATTCTATGATGCTTACGATGTATCGCAACCCACTCTTTGGTTACCATACCTGTCGTTAGCCATAGCCAAAAACGCATGAAGTGTTCCAGCACAGGGTGAAACTCAATGCCTCTATGTGCTTGACCACGATGGAGATATAATGTCACACATATGATTGTGATGTGCGTCATTATAAGGGTATAAAAAATTTCTAACATAAGACTCCTAATCGTTCTATCTTATGTATATGGCAGAGAGTGAGGGATTCGAACCCTCGGTCCACATTACTGCGAACTACGGTTTAGCAAACCGCTACCTTCGGCCTCTCGGTCAACTCTCTATGGTGCTGATAACCAGAATCGAACTGGTGACCTCATCCTTACCAAGGATGCGCTCTACCGACTGAGCCATATCAGCGAAATTCTTGGTACCACCTGTCGGAATCGAACCGACTTCTACGGATTTTCAGTCCGTCGCAATGACCACACTTGCTCAAGTGGTATGGTGCCTCCTGACAGAATCGAACTGCCGTAGCCGTCTTGTAAGGGCGGTGTTCTACCATTAAACTAAGGAGGCTTATCTAACTGCTTTTGATCTTGCTTCTATCATTGCTTCCATCTCACCTTTAATTATAACATTCTGATAGGTGTCTGTAAAGCCTGACGCATGATCAACAACTCTATTATCTGGTTCATGATAGGTTCTAATGCGTTCACTTCCCGCTAAGAATCTATCTTTGTCTTTGTGAAAATACCTTTCGACTCTTGACTTACAAACAATAAATGCGTTTCGTTTGTTGTCTTCTCTACTTCTACTTGATGTTCCGTTTGCAACAATACCCGTAGGAACGTGAATACATCGGCAACAATTTTGATGTTTGTTCCGATGCTGTCCACCTTTACCCGTCCCCGAATACCATTCAAATCTAAATTGATCTTCGGTGATCTTCATGATGTTATCCAAATTGTAAGTGCTAGGGCTTTCGCCCTAGCGGTCTTGTTACATGTCGTAACGTGGCACCATGATAGTTTTCATCATGATAGCCTCTGGAGTGAACTGGTCAGTATCTGCGGCCAGAACTGCTTTCACAATTGCTGGAGAGAAACCAGACACTAGTGCAACACCACGGGTGTCGTACTTCACAGGCACGTTGTCGCTTGCGTTTAGGTTCCAGAAGACGATCTTTGGAACTGCATAGCCAGCATCGGTGAACTTGCGAACGATAGAACCGAACGCAGAGTCATCGAAACGTGCGCATTGGTCGAACTGCATGTCTGACAGAATCAGAAGCATTTCAGGCATTTCAGATTGTGGCACATTGCCTTTTACAGCAACAGACAAAATCTTATCCAATGCACGAACAAGGTTGGTGTTCATTTCCCACTTTGACTTGTTCATCTGATCGATCTTTTGAACGATATCACCACGAAGGGTCAATAGTTCTGGATTGCCAGAGAAAGTCAAGAATGTATCTTTGAACTTACCTTTGTTCTTGTCTGCAAGGTACAGACCTAGTGAAACTGCAACTTCAAGGCAAGTTGTCTTGCTCTTAGAGTTGTAGCCACCAGCAGGGCAAGACATTGAGCCAGATACGTCCACCAAAGGTAGTACGTTAGCGTCACCAATGTAGTTAGGCAAAGCCTCCCATTGTTTGGTGATCAAATCCAACTGTGTCTTGTCGAAAGTCACGCCATAAGGATTGATTAGACCCTTCAGCACATCGTATGGATATACTGCACCAGCGTTAACTTTAACGATTGGGTCATCACCCTTCACCAAAGCCTTTACATACTCAGCATACTTCTCGGTGTTGCGACCGAATGCTTTTTTGTAACGTGCATGTGCAACAGAAGGTACATGACTGAAGTTGATGTTGTCCCATTCTTTAGCACACATCTGAGATTCTACAACCTTTGTCAATTCGACAAGGGACTTACGATAGAACTTTGGAGACATGCCGAAGAACTGACGCAATTCTAGCGCAACAGGTCCTTTGCGAGGAGTCCACTTTGCGGCTAGACCATTACGGGCACGGAGTGCATCGCCAAGCATGGTGTATGCTTGAGTCTTCAACTCTTTGTCGGTGAAGACAAAGATATCGTCCCAACGACCTAGTTCAGGAACTTTGCGCAACAGAGCCTTTGCGGCATCCTTGTCGTGCTTTTCCAGATATACTAGAACGTCACGGAACAACTGACGCTCACCTGCGCCACCACGGGCATCACGCACCCATTGTGCAATACGCAATGCAACGTCTTTGTTCTCAACAAAAGCGGCGGTGAAGTCTTTGGTAATGTTCTTACCACGGCTTGCACCGATTTTGAAAAACAAGTCAACACACGCTTTAGCGGTAGACTTGCGAGCCTTCATACCATTGTCGGTACGGGCTTCTTGATTTGCAACAGCATCTACAAAAGTGTTCATTTCACTTTCCTTTCAATTAACAGGTTAAACTTACTTTCAGATTAGCAGTCTGAGTTTTTTGTTTGCGGAACTTAACCTAAATTCATCAGAATGCTCTTTCTAAGTGCGCTACCAATTGCGCTAATTTCCCAAAGGGAAATGTTGGATTCGAACCAACAACCACTCGCTTATCAGGCGAAAGTTTTTTGCTGTAAGCATTCTACTACAAAACTAAAACAACAGAATAGTTTTCTTCTTTTTGATTTACATGAGAAATCGAAACTCATGTCGCTAGTCGAAACCAGCCGTCTGGTAAATAGGTAGTTTGAGTACCCATTTTAATTTGTTGCTGAACCTATTCTAATACTACGAAAAAAATCGGGTTGGTCGGGCAAGATATTATCGGTTCTTAAACCACGGTGCTTCCTTGCGGATAATAAAGCCCCACCGTAATCAGATGGACTACCATCATCTTTCTGTCTTTCCAGTGTCAGATTTAATTCAAGTTTACTCTCTAGTCCCCGTAATTACACATTGCTGTGGTCCTCCGGTAGGGGACGGCTCTCTTTAGCGTTTATGTTAAAGATTGCTGTAACCAACCCTTTACTGAATCAATGCTTGAATTATATATCATTCCAAGTGGAATGTCAAGCAACTTTTCTTTGCTGATGGTTCAAAATTTCCTTCAGTCTGTCTGCGCAATATGATGCGGCAAACGCTTGTGGTTTTACCATCGGTACTACGTTACACATACCACGGATGTATCCAACCGCTTCCTGCACAACGCATGAACTTCCATACGCTTCGTCTGGATTAATGTCAAGGTGAACTTGCACTTCTCTATCTTCCAGAACATCGGCTAACTTCAAATACAAATCTGCGATCTTGTACACCTCAGTCATCAAACGCATTCTTGGTTTGTTCTTTGACTGATCATAGTCACGTTCTCTTTGAACTTCTCCAAAGATTTTGCAACCATGCTTGCCATCAACGTGAACGACAACAACAAGAGTATAGTCTGCGTACCACACTTTGTCAATCTTGAATCGTTCAGAATCTCCACCAATATAGATTTTTGTTTCTGGTGTTTGCTTGTTTATGAATTCTCTAACTTCATCGATGTTTATCTTTACCATGTTATTACTCCAAACTGGCAGGGGTACAAGGATTCGAACCTCGGAATGCCGGAATCAAAATCCGGTGCCTTACCGCTTGGCGATACCCCTAAAATTTATTTTCTCTGTTCTTCACTTCTTGCGTTTCTTCGTTATATCTAGTCACTTTATCCGTCTCCGAATTGGACTCCTTTTCTAAGTCACGCCCAAAGATTGCATCCCATCGATTGTCGTATTCGTGTTGAGATATAGTCATTGGTCTTTGCTTCGAACCTTTACCTGCTTCATGTGCCACAATTGACTCCTTATATACTGGAGCGGGTGGGGAGATTCGAACTCCTCGCTTGAGGTTTGGAAGACCGCCGTGCTACCGCTGACACTACACCCGCTTAAAATTGACTTTCATATTCTTCCTCATGTGATTTACTTAGATCAATGAAGTTTAGAAAATTCTTTGCGCCTCTTCGTAGATAAGACTTGCCGCCATCTACAAAGATTTCGCCACACTTGCAACTTACAAAGGCATGACGATGGGTCGATTCGATCACATCATCACACAATGCACATTGCGCTTTGTTTACTTCTACTACTGTTCGCTTTCGCATAACCATGATATTTTCCTTAGTGGAGCGGCTAGCGAGAATCGAACTCGCATCCGAACCTTGGCAAGGTCCCGTTCTACCATTTAACTATAGCCGCACTTGTACAGTTTTCTTTATAGGCACTTGCCTAACATACTCACCGTCAGATTTTCTATTCGCCCATTGCTTCAAGGGATACTCTAAGATGATATCTCCATCGATGATGACAGCCCTTGTGCATTCTGCGTTCAATTGTACATAAGACACCTTGTACTTGTCAAGCATTTCGTAGGGTATTTTTTTAACGAACTCTTCGTCCCTACGCCATTGATAATCTTTTCTCTCAATGCAATTGATTTCTGAGAAAGGGAAAGGCACATCGCCTCGCCAATTACCATATCGAACTTCAATCTCCCAACAATGAACAACTTTGTTGTTGCTGTTCACAGTAAGCAAATCAATTCCATATTGATTAGGATTCTCAATCGTTTTAAGATTGTACTCTGCAAGTTTACGATTCAGAAAATTCATCATCGCAGTCTTGCCTTTAGAATCATATACGCTATGTTCTTTAGAGTCAAACTTTTTTAATGTGCCTAACATTTGTCTCATGATATTTCCTTTGGTGGAGGATAGGAGAATCGAACTCCTAACTATACGGTGCAAACGTATCGTGTTCCCATTAGCACTAATCCCCCATAATTGGTCCGAGTAGTAGGATTCGAACCTACGACCCTCTGCTCCCAAAGCAGATGCGCTAGCCAGACTGCGCTATACTCGGTTTGTTTGGTGCCCCCGGACGGAATCGAACCGCCTATCTTCTGGTTACAAATCAGTTGCATCGCCAGCAATGCTTCAGGGGCGTAAATTCTTTGGTGCCCTCTCTCAGATTCGAACTGAGACTACACGGCTTCTAAGACCGCTTCCTCTACCAATTGGGATAAGAGGGCATTTTTTAACAGAATAGTTTTTTGCTTTTACAGTTACAAGTTGTATGCATTTAATTGCTGAACCTATTCTAAAACTTGGCTCCGGTGGCTGGGATCGAACCAACGACCAATTGATTAACAGTCAACTGCACTACCGCTGTGCTACACCGGAATAAAAATACAGGATACGTTTTGCTTTTTTCCAATAAAAAGTTGTTTTGATTGCTGAATGTATCCTAAAACTGGTAGCGGAGGGTGGAGTCGCACCACCGGAGGTAGGCTTATGAGACCTACTTGAATGCTCATTCTCCCCGCAATAAACTTGGCGGTCCCAAGGGGATTCGAACCCCTGTTGACGGCGTGACAAGCCGCTGTAATAACCAGGCTATACTATGGAACCAAGAACTTAATTCTATCAGACTTCTTACCATTTGTCAAGTGGTACCCTCAGTCAGATTCGAACTGACACTTCACTCCTTTTGAGAGAGTTACCTCTACCGATTGGGCTATGAGGGCAAATTCGTTTTGGTACCGGATGTTGGGTTCGAACCAACGACTTATCGCTTATCAAGCGATTACTCTACCGCTGAGTTAATCCGGTGTTGGTGGTGATAAGTGGTATCGATCCACTCTCCATGCCTTATGAGGGCAGTACGCATCCATCTACGTCATATCACCATAAGGGTAACAACTAAATTCTCTCACCACATACATTGAGAGCATTATGCACAAATTATGCCGGCTGTGCTTATGAACTTTCGTTCTTAGGGTCCGTTAGTGATAGTTGATACTTGGCCGTTGCTAGTTTTACCTCACTTGCGGAGTCACCTCACCACTCTATGCCTAGAGTCGGTTTTCTCAACATCTAACAATTTAATTGTTACTCTTATGGTGATTGGCCACTCTTCCACTAGCCCCAATCTGAGTTGTTACCCTGTCCGCACCTCTGTTTTGAAGATGATGATTCTTCCTTGTCTCAGTTTACCTATTCGGATAACGCCCGATAGGAGGCTCTACAAGTAGCCTGCGACTCCTAACGCTTGTCACGTTGCGCCTACTCACTAACCGGCGTAGGACCGGGGAATGTTGGTGGAAGCGGTGAGATTCGAACTCACGGACCCATCGCTGGATCGTCTGTTTTCAAGACAGGTGCAATAAACCGGACTCTGCCACACTTCCTTATATTAGTTGATACATTACTCTCACCCACTCACACGAATGCGACCAGCGGAGATTCATGACCTGCTCATGCGTCATTATAATGTACCATATTGAAACACACTACTCATAGGTTTATCGCCATTTGTCTGTTCGGCAATGTGCTTCAATATGGTGGGTCTTGATGGTAACGCTCCACGTGGCAACTTCCTTTCGTAACAAAGCCGACGGATTTACAGTCCGCTGAAAGGGGCAAGACCCATATTCTTCTGGAGTGAGGAGTGAGATTTGAACTCACGGCTTTACGGGTTTGCAATCCGTTCCCTTGGACCACTCGGGCATCCTCACACAATTTGTGGTAGGGGCACAGGGAATCGAACCCTGATTTGTAGGTTAAAAGCCTACTACTTTACCACTAAGTTATACCCCCATAATTTTGGCATCCCGCCAGGGATTCGAACCCCGTCCAACGGTTTTGGAGACCGCTATGCTGCCGTTAAACACCAGCGAGACATTCAAATTTTTTTGGCACCGCCTGAGAGAATCGAACTCCCACCTCAAGGTTCGTAGCCTTGTGTTCTCATCCGTTGAACTAAAGCGGTATTCTTTGGGGTGTCCTATGAGGATTGAACTCATACTGCCACGGTCACAACATGGCGTGCAGACCACTACACTAAGGACACCATAGAACCATTTGTTAGTGTTACTGTGTTATAGCAGCCTTAACCGTACTGCGTTTGCTTTTAACGCCTCAACTTATTCCCAATGCGTCCAAAGGGTCTTCGCTTTCGGATCAACTCCTGATTACAAGTATTCGATCATGCAACCACTCAGAGATTCACTATCCTGCGATCACAGGAATTTTCCACAATAACACTAACAAATGGTACACCGTACGGGAATCGAACCCATCTTTGCGCCTTGAAAGGGCGCCGTCCTAACCGATAGACGAACGGTGCAAACTGGTGAATCAATTGTTAAAGAGCATTTGGTAACTCAGACTTATCTGAATCACTCACAACAGAAATCAATTCTACGCTAAGTCCGTGGACTTGTCAAGAACTATTTTTGTTGTATTTTTACAACTGTTGCTTTTTTGCAACAACTCTAAAATTCACTACACAATGAACTTTAGGGTTGGCCCGGCTGGCAGGAATCGAACCCACATCGGACGCTTTAGAAGAGCGTTGCCTTATCCATTAGACCACCGCCGGAAAAAAAAGTCTGCT